CAAAAGTAACTTTTTTGTATGCATCTCTTGAAATCCACCCCGGAATTCTTTGTTCCTTTTGGCTCCCTTTGTTGTCGGGATCTGGTAACATAAATGTTTTAGCATTGTAGTCATTAAGCATTTTTGCAATATTAGTTATTTCAATTAAATCATCATCTTGATTATCTCCAAGCTGATTAGTAGATGTCTTATTGTCTTCTCTAGCTGCTCTAGCGTCTGCCTCCATATCCTCAATCACTTGGGTGGTAGACACATTATCACCTTCTTGTTGGATGGTTATATACTCGTCCACAGGGGCTCTTTTATAACCAGCCTCTTTCTTCGCTACGATATCTTTCAGACTACTGTCATAACTTCTTTGGTTGGTTATACTTTGCGAAGCCAAGCTTATTTGTGCCTCTTGACTGAGAACATTTCTGCGGTTTTCTTGGGCTTCAATAGTTGCGAACCCTGCTTCACCTACACTAAGATTGATATCGTTAGCAGGATCTGATAAAAATGCTTGATATTGTGCTTGTCTTTGTTTTCCGTCTAGAAAGGGGAATTCTGCTCTCAATTGTTTCTGTAACTCAACCCCAGCCCTTATTTGATCAGGGGTAGCGCCTTCTTTAGCGCTAATTGTGCCTGAGCCATCAACAGAAAGAAAGTTATTGCCATTATTGATAAAAGCGTTGGCTCTTTCAAAATAGCCTTGTTTATTAGCCCGATTGCTTTCGCTTTGTTGAATTAAAAACCTTTCACTGAGCGCCTTGTCCGCAAACCTATCTTTATTATCGGCTAGAGTCAGTTCTTCAAACTCTCTTTTCTTCATATCAAAAGCAAAGGTTTCGTCTGCTTCGATTTCTGTTTTTACCGTCTTATACAAAGATTCTTTTGCCCCGTCAGATAGATTAGTATCTTCTGCTATTGCAGCCAGTATAGTTTCGGTTTGTGAGCCATCGTCATTATTAGGATTAGCTATCATTGACTGGAATCTTTCTAGTCCCTCACGATCACCCATCTCTTGTACTTTAAGATTGTAGGTGTCTTCAGCAATAATATCTTGCCTAATACCTGCTTCTCTACTTTTAGTGGCATTGAGTAATTGAGCTCTATCCACGTTATTATCAAAGGCGCCTGAAGCTATTTGTGCATTCGCAGCCGCCAATGTTTCAGGGTCTTTGATACTATTTATTTGTGCTAACATATCATCAGTAGCAGCTTTCTCTCTGTCACTTACAATATCATTACCTGTCTTTGCTAAATCATTAAAAGATTTTTTTAGATTATTGGTGTTCGAAACCAAAGAAGAAGTAACCGACCCACTACCACCTGGTTGGAAGGAGCTGCCTTTTTGTGCGAAATCACTGAATAAACCCATAATCTTTTCCTATTATACTTTAGCTTTTAATGCGGATGGATTGAATGCTTTTGCACCAAATCTATCTAATGTTGTGGCTGTGTCTTGCTCTAGAATTGTTCCCGAAGCCCTGTTTATACTGTTTTGTGTATCTCTGAACTGCTGACCTTCTAATCCTCCAAGCATAGAAAAGTTACTTTTTTTACTCGCTTCTTGAGATAAATAAGCTTTTTCTTCGGTTAGGAGATCAAGTTGTTTCTGTAAGGTGCCTTGAGTTTTGAGTCCGGCATATGCTCCTGCAGCCTGTGCTCCCATAGTACCTAGACTCATAAAGTTCTCAAACCCTGTTGGATTTCTGTATGATAATGGCCCAGCAGAATTTAAAGGATTTGTGCCTTGAGTAGTTCCTCCTAAAGTAGTACTGGTCTTAACACCAGTAAGTTTTGACGGAATCGTATTTTGAGTACTGTACACTCCTGAGTTGATCCCCGCCCTTGAAGAGTTATTCCCAAACAGCCCTTCTTTAACCTTGTCCCAAAATCCCGCCATCTTATTTCCTCTTTATATTAATATTGTTGGTTTAGGTAAATCGTAGTATTTATGTGAATCTAACAGTATTTCTGTAGATAAGCTACATAATTGTAATACACTTGTAGCTATATTGCAGGTTCCTACAGAAATAGCCATATATTTTTCAATAGATCCGGTAGTTGTTCTTGTCAGTTCATTAGTAAATTCATAGGGTTCTAGCCCAATACTGCCGTAGTTTTCTAATAGTAGCAGTTTACTAATATCTTCTTCTAAGTTATTTATCTCTATAGTCTCTTCTCTAATTTGGCTACTTAGTTCTTGAAGATCTTTATCTATTACATTCATAGTAGCGCCTATTAACTGGCTGGAAAAAAACATCATTTCTTGCGCAGTTATACTAAACAAACTATTAGCAGTTTTGGCTCTTCCGTAATACATAGCTAAAGCCGTACCAATTATGGCAACAATAATTCCTATTTCTGCTCCAACTAATTCTATTATAACTTCAAGTCCCATTGTTAATAAGATTCCTATTACATACGTAGATCCAAGATATATCAACCCTTCTACAACTGAGGCGGCAAACGCTGCTTCTAATTCAGTCAATAGAAGTTGGGCCTGACCAGTCCAAATCGCCACAGCTATTATAATTATAGTTACAAGTATTGAGAACGCTGAGGTTGCATACCAAGCTAGGTTTGTTGTCTTCTTAGCCATTATAAAATGATGGAGGGTTTCACGAAATATAGCATTTTGATCAGCGTAAGTGAAGAGTTTAACAATATCCCTACTAATAGGAAACATTAGTCCCCCATCAGCCATATCATTCAAATTTCTTATAACCCTCCCATATACGCCCTCCATACGGGCAATATCGTAAGAGATACTTAAGCCATAAACAACGACTTCCACATATTGCGTAGCACTATATTTCTTACGAAAAATTACATGATCAGTTCTATATGTGCCGCTTTGATCTGTTTCTAGTTCAGCACCAATCTTAACCTGCCTATATACTTCTCCTGATAAGGGCACAGCATTGTTCTCAATACCAGAAGGAAACTGTGTAGCTACTAAAGTTAAAGGGTCACGAGCGTAGTTTACCTGCGCAGCAGTACTAAAAGAGCCAGAGTATGTATATAACTTTACTGTAGTAAACTGCCACTCTAACGCAAAGCTAACAGTATTAGCGGATATTTGTATAATATTCTTGGGTCTATCTAGTGTGTTTCTATCACTATGCCCATTCCAGGTAAGCCATTCTTGTTGTGAGCCACCATCAATAGTATAATGATATCTTTTGAATTGCTCGTAAGCGTACCTATAAGCAATATCAAATGAAGAGTTCATGTTCACAGCAAAAAACAAAACGGCGTCATCTATATCATTTAGATCTGTTGGACTATCGGCAGGGGGAACTAACGCTGCTTCCATATCTTTTAGATTAACATTAATTGTTTTAAGTAACTCTGTTGTTTCTTGTGCCCTAGCAGCAGGATATCCATTGCCTGGATCTGACACCATTTCTTTATTAATTCTGACTGCAGCCATTGGGTAATATTGCCCACCTAACACAAGTGCAGCGGCTAGATCTAAAGTAGACTCGTTACCGGCGCCTACTGTATTATTCTTATAGTTGTAGTATCGTGTCACAGAAGATATATCTGTACCAGTAATCTGATACTGTACTTGATACCAAATAGAGCTTCTACTTACATTACCATAGCTTATAGTTACATACTCTGTCTTATAAAGACTTTCCCCAAACAAATCATTTTCATTAGACACTCTAAGTCTAACGGTAATAGTACTGTCACTTGGGCCTTGTAGGAACCTGTCAAGTTCATAGTGGACACCGCCATATAGAACAGTGTTAGTAGTGTAACTGTAGTTATGTACACCTGTGTCTTGAAGCACTTGCATACCTATACTATATAGTGAAGGGTATCTTATTTCTACTTTGTCTTTGACAAATGCAATACTACTAGCAGGCACACTATGTTTTGCTGCTAAAATCGTAGCTACAGCTCCCCACTTACTTTTTTCTAGTTCTTCGCTCGCAGAGAAGTTAAAAGATCCTGGGCTTGTTACCCAATCGGCTTTTGTCCCATATTGGTAATATTCTTCTACTTGTTTGTTAATTCCAGCGCCTCTGGCTCTTAAAACAGCTGCAGGTATAGAAGAGCCTAGCTTCACAGCTTTTACTACTGACTGTGCTAGGAAATTCTCATTACTAGGATCTAAGAGTTTTTTGGCAACTACATCGACCTGTATAACTTCTCTTTGGAAGATGCCTGACATTAGTTTCCGTTTCTAGGCTTGAATACCTGTTTTACCTTTATTCAAAATTTTACCAACTTCGTCCTGATCAAACGCCTCGTTTGTACCAGTACCAGCAGGCCAACTAAACGAGCCGCTTCCCTCAATAGAAGCCGCTACTGTCCACATATCAGAAGCGATCTTAGCCATCTTCTGTTCAGCGTCTCTATCAAAGCCATCTGTTTGTTTAGCGTACAGATCTTTTTGTTTTCCAACAATGCCTGTAATTGCCGTACTACTAGGGGATGAATAGTTATCCTGGGTCTGGGCTATTTCAGTCTTCTCTTTAGCACTTAATAACGCAGTCTCGCCAGCAACCTTTGACGCTTGATTACTAATTACTGTGTTTTGTGTTATTTCATTAGCTCGCTGAGACACTAATAAGTTTGTTTCAGCATCTAACTTGAGCTCTTGGGAATCAATAAGTAATTTTTCAGCGTTCTCTTTATTGGTTTGAGCAGTCACTAATGTTGTGTCTGCACCAGCAAGCTTTGATGTTACAGCTAATACTTGTGCTGCTTCATTATTGCTTTGTGTAATTTGTGCTGCAAGCAAGTCTGCTTGTTTATCAGCAACATCTTTTTGCAACACAAAAGCAATGGATTGCTGTAATACAGAATCCAATGCTCCTGCGTATGCTTTGGCATAGTCGCTGCCTGTAATCCTATTGTTATCATACTCTTCAGCTAAATGAGCTTTAACGGATACCATTAGTTCATCAAAAACACCTGTACCGTCTAATACACCTGTAGTTAAGTCGTCTGTAACAATTGCAGTCATGTGACTATGTCCTTATGTTTATCTATCTATAGAATGATTCAGCGCTTGCTTAGTAGCTAAATCTTTTAATTCTGCACCAGTCAATGGTACAAGTTCTTGTATGGCAAACTCATTTATTAATTTAGCCGACTTAATCTTTTGGCCTTTATGGTTTGTGCTGTTAACAAAGATTTGGCATTTACGTTCCCGCATCATACTTAGTATCATACGCGGAACATGCCAACCTTCATCGTTATTAAATGGTACATATTTTTTAATTGAGCCAACTGCGCTGTTACCTACTGTAAATATTTCACCTTCCCACTCTTTTTTCTGTGGGTTCATGCAATTCACAACAACACGTACAAGAGCCGTAGCTTCTCTGCGTAGTCTTGTGTGCATTTGGATGGTTGTTTCTACTAAGGGACTCGTCTGTACTACAGGTGATACCTCTTCTTCAACAGGAGCGTCTGACATGGCTGCATTAACTTTCTCTCTTAACTTAACTAATCCAATTGATGGATGGTGCGCAATACCTAGTGAGACTGCACGTTGTTTGAGAACTGTTAACTCGTCTTGTGCAGGTACAGTTGTTTCTGCTGTTTGGTCTGTGTTGTTAGTCATAACTTTTTCTTTCATTATATGTTTTAAGGAAGAAACCCTCCCCCGTTGGGGGAGGGCTCTTTAGTCAAGTAACTATTACCAAGGGGCAACAGTTTTAATCAGAGCAATACGCTCTGGACGTAGAATCAAAGATCCATAGTACCATTTGATACTCATGAAGCCTGTTTCGCCGTATGGGTCTGATGCATAAGATTCAGTTGAACCCGGTGCAGCATGTTTGATCTTAAACTTAACGGTTTTGCCGTCAGTTTGGAAACCAACTGTAGTAAACGCATCTGATCCAACAACAAGCATTGGATATACGTCATAGTTGCCACCAGTAGCACGGTAGCCAGCGTTAGTGCCTTCAGCGGCTCCAGCACCTTCCCAACGCATCATTTCAGGAACAACAATAATGCGGAATTGATCGATAGAACCAATTTCACCATTAGCGATGTTTCCGGCTTGAGCGTACTTCTCTACTGACATGAAAGCTTGATTACTGAAAGAATCAGCCATTGCTTTAAGTGCAGGTACAAGTTCAGAACCTACATACATGTAACGAGCAGCATTGATAGTTTTAGTATCTACCATACGAGTACCAGTAATAAGTTTGGTATTCTTAGGAGTACGGTTGTTATCAAGGTCTACTGCAAGACGCATAAGATCGTTGTATGTAACAAGTGATTTAGTCGCTGCAACACCAGTGACTGTAGCTGCTGAAGTAGCAACACCACCAAAACGAACAACACCCGCACCGTTAAGAAGATCAATCTGAAGAGCGTCTTCAGTAATCTCATTAGCGCCGTTAACCATTTCACGGTTAATGTGCATCTGAAGATCTGCATCTGTATCAAAGTCCATAGACTCTTGTGTGTACTCATCAAAGAAACCAAACTTGGCAATTGTACCAGTAAGTTCGATACGTTTAAAGCCAACACGGTTAACACGGCCACCTGACTCAGAAAGAGCAGGAAGTTTCGCAGTAATCGTACCAACATCCTTAGATGATCCGTAAAGATTGCCATAGGCAGCTTGTGAAGTAAGAGTAGCAGTGGCCTCAATAGTTGTGCCCGCACTAGTCTTAAAGCGGAAGCCTTTAACGTAAGCAAGACCATCAGTGCTATTAACACCGTCAGCAAACTTAAGAGCTGCAGTAGCTCCAACAAGTGACACAGCCAGGCCTCCAGCAACAGCAAGCTGCTCCATCCATGCGTTTACATGTACGATAACGTCAGCTTTAGCAGCTGCAGCATCAGCACCTAGTCCAACAAAGTGAGCAGCGTTACCTACTGAATTAGCAAGATTAATGCTTGGAGCTGATCCATCAGACATAGTAACTACGACTGTACAGTCTTGGTTAGTTGTTGCGCCAGCAGCATCTAGACCCTGATCGTTGATGTTTGCGTCATCAAGTAGAGGTAGATAATGGAAGACTTTGATGGTTTTACCCATGTTTTTAGGCATGGCAGTAGTATTAGCCAACTGGCCAAAGTACTGTTCTTTACGCGCTTCAATAAGCGCCTGTTTTCTGTAGTGATCGGTACGGAACTGAGTTCCAACCGAGCTGTCTGATCCGCCTGCGGGATCATTATAAATACGTGCCATTTTAGGTCACTCCTATTTAGTTAAAATCATTCACAGAAAGCTTTTCAAATTCTTCGTCAGATAAAGATAGTGGATTAAAATCTGCTATCTTTTTTCCTCCGGGAGCACTTTTAGTACCTCCTGCAGCTTTTCTTCTTTTAGATCGCTTGACTTGTTCCGCTTTATTGACAGGCTTTGGTTGGTTTACAGTGGCTACTGGGATTGGATCAACAGTGTTGAACGCTCCTTGAGCATGTAAGTCAGCACCTACTTGTTTATAAGCTTCTAAATCAGATACACCTTGCAGTCTACCTAAAGCTCTCTCCCTTTCTACTACTGTAACAATTTGACTGTACATGCCGCTGGCAACGTGGTCATTGATCGAACGAATAGCTTGAGGTTCATTTAAAATGATTCTTTTACTAGCAGTGTCCCACTTATTGCTGATGATGTCGATTGTCTCTTGATAACTACTAGTATGTTGTATTTCACTTAATACTGCATCAAGTTCTACTTCTCTATCATCTACATTGTAAGCGTTAGGCTTATATTGAGAATCGGATTCTATATCAACATTGAGTGGGTCTATACCACTGTCCTTGATAAGTTTAGTAATAGCGTCTGGATCTTTCTTATCCAAATCTATTAAGTAACTTAGCTTACTTTCATCCAGCAAGTTATTATTGTCAAGCATTTTTATAACTTTAAGGTGCGGTTTCATTGCCCGCATCTTCTGATTATAGTTAGCTCCCATAGACATTAAGGTTATGACATCTTCCACATTGTCTAACTGCATCTCTTTGCCATTAGCCTTAAAAGGTGCCATAATCTTGTTGTATTCTTTTTTGTAGTCTACTTCTTTTTTCTCTTCAGTATCTACTTTTTCTTCTTCATCTTCGCTGCTTTCCTCTTTTTCAACATCTTCTTCAATGTCTCCTTCAACGTCTTCATCAGCGCTTTCAGTTTTATCTTCATAAACGTCAGACACTTCTTCATCACTGTCATCGTCTGCGTTATCATTTTCATTAACATCTTCTGATCCTTCCTCGGTATCATCACTCACATTATCATTATCATTATCATTATCATTAGAAGTGTCTTCGGCTACAGCTGGTGTTTCCTCGTCAATATATTCCGGCGGAGCCATATTTAAAAATTCTTCATCAGACATATCTAAAGAAGATACCTCTGTTTCTTCCACTTCTGTGTTTACTTCTTCTTGTTCAATTTCTTCAGGCATACTACAGCTCCTCGGCTAGAAGTTCTTCTCTAGCTTCTTGAGCAGCGCCTATCTCTTTTTCTGCCATAGCACCATATTGTAATACCGTATGTAAATACTGCCTGAACGACCCAATACCATCAATAGCTTGCATAATTGCTTTTTGATTAGCTTCGCCTTCCATGTTCGGATCGGATTTCAAAAGTACAAGACGAATAGCCTCTTCTTTAAAATACCCATCATCAACAAGAGCTTTATAATTTTTATTGGAAAGTAGGCTCTTCAGGCTATTGGCCTTTGATACCATTTTTTTTGCTTCTTCAATAGACAGTTCTATTTCTTCAAGTGAATTATCACTCATAGTGTTTTACTCCATGTGTCCTCTCCCTTTATGGGATGAGATCGGTTATGTTACTGAGAGTTAGCGTTTGTATTTGCTGCAAATGTGTTTTCAAGATCAATCTCTTTTTTCTGATCTGCTTGAATAAGTTTGCCTTCCAAATCCATAGTGGCTCTCTCTCTTCCTAATTCCAAGCTTTTTGCTTGGGATGCACCAGACTCTTGTTCTAAGAAGTCTAGATCTTTTTGATCGGTATCACTATTAATGTTACCCATCTTAGCTCTGTCTAATTCAGCCTCTGCATTATTTTCATTAGCTTTAGACATTTCAACAGCTATTTTTGCTTTTAATAATTCTATCTCAAGTGCAGCCATTTCTTGTTGTTGTGGGTCTGGTTGAGGCTGGTAATCTTCTATCCTTTTAGCTAAGTCCGGCATCTTCCGCAATTTTGCTATATCACTTAAAATAATTTGTGAAAAAGATGGGCCCATAGTCTGTCCTGTGGTTTGAAGCATAAATGCTAACTCTTTAGCCTTGGCTTCATCTGCTTCTGGGGTGCTGATGGATAATTTAAGATCAAATTTACCACCAAGATCATCTCGTCTTATAGTAACAAACTCTTCACTTGTAACTCTAACAACCTCCTCTTCTGAAAGAAACTCAGCATTCATACTAATAATTTTATGGCCAATTGTTTTTACAGTGGCGGCAAGTCTTCTAAGAATACCTAATTCTCTTTTAGATGCTGCGTCCATAGCGGACTTAATACCACCCACATTATCACCTAAAGCTGATCCTGTTATTCCACCAGGCCCAGAAAAAGCTTTAACGCCTGTTAAGCTTTCTGCTTCATTATTTTGCATTGCTAACATAAATTGGGCTGATTGAGGGATCTCAGGATATGTGTGCATATGAAATGCAAGTCTTGGGTCTACTTGGCCATTGTACTCATAGTCTACCCCTTTATCAAACTTACGTTTATTGGTTATGTCTAGAGCGTCTTTACGTACACCTTGTTGTCCATTAGCGCTACGTCCCATAATATCAATCATACCACGTGTGACAGCTCCAACAATCTTTTGATTATCTTGAAGCAATTGTCCGTCAGGCTCTCCATATATAGATCTACGTACAGGTAAGTATTGTGCCACAACAAAAGGATGTTGTTGATCAGGGAATGGGTTCTCTTCCATTCGAATTTTAGTATCGCCAATCCATGCAGCAACAATGGGTTTAGTCACCCCATCTCCATCAATGTCCCAATGTCCCCAGTATTCTTGAACTACTACTTTCTTTCGAGGCTCATCAGCGAAAGAAAAGGAACTGTCCGTTGTATTTGATGCGTGATCTGGTTGATTTAGTACACTATTGGTCTCTACTATTACATCATCTAGGTTTTCGTATTTACCGTCCTTTTTTAACTGGGATAACGAGCTTTCAAAACTGTATATTACAAATGAAGCCTTATTAATGTCCCCTTGACAAGTAGGGTCTATAGATAAATTTTTATAATTACAAACCTCTAGTGTTGGATAATTTCTAATTATATTTGTTTGCTCTTCCATATGAGAGCCGGTTTCAACCGCTATAGTAGCCTGACCTTGTTGGGCTAATTGAATTCTTTGTTGTTGCTCTGGAGGTAATCCTTTTATGCTTTCTGGATCTGCCTCTACTTGGGATATTAACTGCTGCAATACTTGTATTATTTGTGGGTCTTGTGTGGGTTGTAGCTCAAAGTCAGGAACTTCTACTTCTACGACTTCATCCTCAAAATCCCAACCAACTCTTACAATAGCTGTGCCTTCGTCTACTGCTGTTCTTACAAAATCATCAATAAATCTAACTTTATCAATCTTTGTATTAAATTGATTATTGAGCATAAGCGCATTTTGGTAGGCTCCGGGCTTATCTTCATGTGTAATAGGGTCAACATCAAATAAATCAGAGGTAGATAGAAAAGGCTCGCTTAATGATGCATAACGCCATTCAGCTTGTTTTCTAATTAGTTGTGGGACAATGCTTGATCTATTTTTCCCATTATTAATTTTAGCATTACCAGTAATATTTAAGTTTTCTAGCCAACCATCTACTTTAGATATATGTGCGTCTACTTCGCTCTTAGCATCAGATAAATCTAATTTAAGATCCGCAACAGTGGGCTCATTTTCCCAATCTGTTAACGCATTTTCTTTTTCTACAGAAGTATCGCTATTGTCTTGTATATCATCTGTTTCTTTTTCTTTTGCCATAAATAAATACCTTAATTAAGTTAAGAGCCAGTTTTTGTATTACGTAGTTCTACGGCTCTTACTTGTAGATTCAATTGATCAAGCCTATGGGTGAGTATGTTATGTGCATCTGTGGCAGCATCTACACTGATATAAGTTTTACTGTTTGCTTTTAGCTCGGCTATATCTAAATGTATTGAATCCATTTTAGCACCTAATACCGCCGTCTGTATAGTTTGATTTGCTAATGTATCTATAATCCAAAAACACATTCCTGTGATTAGTACAGCCAATACTGTCCGTACATGTTTTTCCATCGGGCTTACTTCTGTGGTATTCGTCATATAGCTTCACCTGCTGGCTGTTTTTTATAAAAGTTCTTCACCTCTTCATAGATAAACCAAGCAGGCGCACCAATCAATGTATATTTTGCAAAAGGTTTTTTAAACTTATCTAGAAGTATGGAGATCATTACATAATCTTCCATCTACCAGTACGGATTTGATCAGTTATCTCTATACTTCTATCACCTACTTGTTCACTCCACCGGGAAGTCAGCATCTCGGCTGCAGCTTCCTCAAAGGCATGATTCTTCATGTGCCCTAGTGTAATCTTAAACTTCTTTACTGTTCCAATCCCAACATTAAAAGTAAAGTTAATCATAGCACTTATACGTGCATCATTTAGATTAGCCATCCAAGGAAAGGCATTAAGGAGCTGCTTTGATGCTTCGATAATATCATGGCGCAAAAGTGTTTCAGCTTCATCTTCAGAAATACCTACATCGTCTAGGTTTCTCCCAATACCAATTGTAAGCTTTCCAGCAGTACATTTATAAGGCTTTAACTTCATACCTTCATGGCGCTTAAGCTGTCTAATAAGTTTGTTACTCATTTTGGTCTTCTACGCACTGGTTTTTTTCTTGTTACAGTAGATCTAGCAATTGTAGCAGCACGGGCCATTTTTTTACTCCTCTGCACTGTTTTCTCAGACCTTAGAGATTCAGGGTAAGTAGGCAGACCTGTCGTTGGATTTTTAATATTACCAAGTGCGCCCTTTTGGATTGGATTTTTTCTGCGGGGCTTCGTCTTAGGTGGCCTACCTCTTGTAGTTCCGTATGTACCTTTACCTTGGGGCATTACTTTTGATTCCTTTTCTTTTTAGGGGAGGTTTTTTTAAATTTTCTAGGTGTTGTAGCACATGCACATTTCCCTTTAGACTTATTAGTTCTTTTATTTATACTGTCTGATAACTTATTAATCATCTCTCCACCAGTGTTCTCAAATAGAAATGGAAGGAAGGCATGTATTAAACATACTACAAACGCAGCAGCTATAGTACATGCGTATAATAGGGCTGATGCTAAATGTTCCAAGTAAGTTTCTCCTAAAGAGTTTGGATGCTTTGTAAATGATATCTTCATTTCTTTTCCTTCGCTACACCATTCTTTTTCTCGTATGACCGCATGGCGCCCATTCCAAGCATACCCATAAGCACCGGAGTAAGCAATGAGGGATCTACAGTAGGTACTTCAAACCATATAGCTAGAAACTGTGACAGTATGACATTATAAGCAAGCCCTATACCGCATACCCAGCCAACAAAGGGACGCCAGCCTCCAATAAACAGAGAGCCTGACTGGGCTTCAGCCTTGTTAACTTCAAGCTGCCCCTTAGCCAATTCATTAGCATGTTTCTCAGACATCGTGGCTATCTCATGTGCCAATGCTGCTGCTTGATCTTTGTCAGGTATGAACTTATCTAGTAGTCCTGCTACTGGGCCGATTAATTGTGCTAACATATTCGTTTCCTTTAAATAGTGTAAACTTGTAAAGCCTTACGCTTACCTTTTACATTTATACTTCCAACGTACTCACAGTCCTGAGATATGTTATTAACAGTAGCCTCTCCTATTAATATATCAACACCATGCTCTTTTGTAGAACTCTCTAACCTTGCTGCTGTATTAACAGCATCCCCAATCGCAGTGTAATCAAATCTTGTGTCACTGCCCATATTCCCAATAACAGCTTCCCCACTATTAATACCTATGCCTATAACTACCTTTGGTAGTCCTTGTTCTTCTAACTCTTTATTAAGAACAATCATATTATCTTCTATATCTAAAGCCGTCTGTACCGCTAATTCTTCATGGTATTTTTGATCCAAAGGAGCATTAAAGATAGCCATCATTGCATCACCAATATACTTGTCTACCATACCACCATTACTTTGCACAGCATATTGTTGTGCTGTCAAAGCTTTATTCATTATGTAAGTTACCTGCTCAGGAGGCAAAGTCTCCGACATACTAGTAAATCCTCGTACATCTGTGAATAGGAAAGTCGCATATCTCTTCTCCCCACCTAGTACTAATAGCTCTGGCTTATCTTGTAATTTTTTAACTTGTCTGGGATCTAGATAGTGCTCAAACTGTTTTTTAATCTGCTGTCTTAACTTATACTGCTCTCTGAATCTAAGATAGAAGGCTATTGTTGCTGTAATAAACTGACTTACTAAAGTCCAGGTAACATCAATTAACATCCCTTGGCTTATAAGATATATTCCTAAGCAAGTTGTTAAAGACATAATAGTACCTGCTGATATAAGCCCCCATGTTATGCCCAGTATATGCAACACAAGCCATATAAGTGTTACAGATATAATAAATATACTTAGCTCAAGAGCTGTAGCATAATCAGGAATATAAGGGCTATTTTGTATTAACATAGACTCAGCTAACGCAGCCTGGATATAGTGTGGTTCTAACAATCCAACAGGTGTTGCAATTTGAGGCATTACTCCATTAGCAGTTACACCTATAAATACATATTTATCTTGCACATGCATTTCTTGTAATGTTGTTACTTCTGGTTTAACCCAACTGATCCACTTACGCCCTAAGCTATCCGTCTTAACAGGAGGAAGTCCTCGTACTGCTATTTCTTGAATACCATTTTCATTTGTAGTTATTATATAGCTCCGTGACCCGGTTATCGCTTTTAGGACTTGTGTTCCAAATGAGGCAACCCACCCATTAGGAGTTCTGAGTAGTAAGGGGATCCGCCGCACTAGATTGTCAACCTCAGTTGGAGCAATTGCAATACCTTCTAGTGCGCTAGAGGCTAAGATTTCTATGTTTGATTTGACACCTGTAGTAAATACACCTCCTACATCATCACCCTTAACAACTGTGCCTGTAGGAGTAGGATACATGCCTTTGCCGTTCTCAAACATAGCAATAACACTTGAACTAGTAATTAATTCTCTTGCAAATTCTACGTCCCCACCCAATCTATCTTCTTGTGGAAATGAGATAACCCAACCAACTCCTAACGCCCCTCTTTCCATTATACTCTTATGTATTTCAGCCAATCTATAACGAGGGAATGGATACCCGCCTTCTCGTTCTACATCATCTTCTGTAATATTCAGGACTATGAAATTTCCGCTACTTGCGGGAGTTTGGACTAATGCGTCAAAAGTTCTGAGCTTTAGTACTTCGGTAGGAATGCTCTGCATTATTAACGGTATACTGAGTGACAGCAATATCAGAATTATGTACTTTTTCATTAACTGCCTTGGCTCATTGTTATTGTGCTAGTGCCACCACCATTAATGGTAATAGCTCTGGTTACACCGTCTTGGGTGAATATAACAGTATAACCCCCTGTTTTGTCAACATCTATTTGTGCAAAGTTACTGACACTTCGCTGTACACTTAGTATTTCACCATTTATGAATGTGGTGATTTGCGTATCTTTATCTTGCCCAAACACAGTGCCTGTAAGTTTAACAGAACCTGCGCTGGCTAAAGCATCCTCCTGTTTAGTCACTGCAAGAGCATCCAGTACATTAAGCAAATCTTCTAGGAAATTACCATCAAGATAGTTAATATCTAATTCTGTAAATTCTAACTCATCCTCTCCTAAGAAATCTTCTGCAAGGAAGTCTACATCGAGACCATTGAAGTCTAGTATGTTAGCTGCTTGGGTGGGCTGCTCTTCTAAGAACTCAACATTTTCTTTAGGTGGGGTGATGATTATCATATTATCTATCATATCTAGGGATAGATCTAGGATTACAGGCTTGCTAGGAGCTGATTCAAATACCGATACTGTAGTAGCTTCAAAGGGTTTATTTAACAGGACACTGCCCATAGCCGTTACCACTTCAATCTCTCCACTTGAAAGACCAAATTCATCAGGCAATAGGATGATAAGACTGCGTCCTAGTTCATCTACTGTTGCAGTGAAGTCAGTACCACGTATGGCAATGTTAGCGGTAGGGGTTTTCAGTGTGATGTTCTGCTTAGCTATCATGTTAAGCTTACCAGTTATAAACCTGGCAGTACCTAACCCGAATGTAAGGGCCATCTTAGACTTGGTGGGATC